GGCCTTACAGACGGTGACACAAAAGCGGCATTGAAGCTGTACGATACCGTAAAGGCCACATTGCAAACTAATCATCCACGAATGAAGCCGGAAAACATCCGGAAGAAGGCACTGGATGCGGCACAGAAGTACGCAGAGCAGAAACATCGGCAGAGAGCTTTCACTATAGCTCAGACAGAACTGGAATTTGCGTACAACCGAGGAGCCGACCAAGGAGTAAGACAGGCACAGTCCCAAGGCCTTATAGGAAAGACAATCAAGAGATGGATCACATCCGGAGATGATTCGGTATGTTCCATTTGCGCTGCATTAGACGGTACCGAAATCGAGATGGATGATAATTTCGATTTTAAGGGCCGTCTTTTGTTTGCCGGTCAGAAAATGCTACCGCCGGCACATCCACGTTGTGCTTGTGCTGTTGAGTACATTGAGGTTGAGCCACCTGTATTTCGACCGGAAAACATGACGGAGATCGAAACAGAAGCAGGTTTGGAAGAGTTGAAGGAACTTTCGTCTGGAGAAGCGGCTGAGGAGTATTTTGGAAAGCGGCCAGACAGATCGTTGCGGAGAAGTAACCGGGAAGAATATGACAGGCAACTGGATTATTTCAAAACTCAGTCACCGTATGGAAAGTGGAGCCAGCAGACAACATCACAGGAAGAGGCATCAATTACAAATTACTGCGGACCAGATTACAGTGCGATTAATGGACTGCTGAGAAGAGAAATGACAGAAAACCAGGTTAAGTTGTGGGATGATCTCGGCAACCGTAAAATTTCAGAGATGATTTCGGATATCAGTTCTGCCATATCAAAGTTTGATCTTCCAGAGGACATTAA